TGATACTGATGCTGAGCGAGGTTATCCTCCTTACATTGTTAACAGGTGCCTCAGTTCTTTCACTGACACTATCCTTTATGTCAATGAGATGAACAAGAACCCACATCTTCCAAAGAAGATGCAATATGATTTTTTACTAAATAGTGTCAAACCGAGGAAGCGTTTCTCTCCTTGGGCGAAAAAAGATTCTATTGATTATCTTGAAGTAGTAAAAGAGTATTATGGTTATAATGACGATAAAGCTCTCCAAGCACTCAGGGTTCTCACCAAGGATCAACTAGATCATATTACAAAGGTATTGAATAAAGGTGGAAAAAGATGAGTGTCGAAACTGAAATCCAGTGGAAGCAAACTGATATGGTCGAAGTGGTTTTGAATGAACCCGACGACTTCCTCAAGGTGAGAGAAACTCTGACTAGAATTGGAGTGGCATCCCGTAAAGAGAAAAAGATTTATCAGTCATGCCATATCCTACACAAACAAGGTAAGTATTATATCGTTCACTTCAAAGAGTTGTTTGCTCTTGACGGTAAGAATACTAATCTGTCATTGAATGATGTGCAGCGTCGCAATCGTATCATTCAGTTGTTATCTGATTGGGGATTGATTTCAATTGTTACCCCAGATAAGATTGCTGACCTTGCTCCTCTCAACCAGATTAAAGTTCTCTCGTTTAAAGAGAAGAACGACTGGACATTGGAGAGCAAATATAATATTGGACGCAAGAAAGTAAATGTTGAATGATGTAGATAATGTTCTAGATACTGCTTTCTGTAAAAAAGAAAGTCATAATGGACATCTACACCGTTGGAAATCTTGGGGAGCAAACACACCATTTGCTCCTACTTTTGATTTGCCAATCTGGTTAGATGACATTAACCAAAAATTTATTCCAGATCTAACGGATGCTATTGCTGAAAATAATCTAGGACTGTATAAAAAAGTCTGGAAAGATTACAATATTTTCAAGTGGGAGTATCCAGTATTCACTAAACTGAGAGCTAGCATCTGGCATATCTATAATAATTACATGGACGCACTAGAACTTCCACGAGAAAGCGGAGACAGTCTTTGGATTAGAGGATGGGCAGTTGCTTTGGAACCAGGAGAAAGTGTTCCTCAACACTGTCATGCATATCATGAGAACACATATCTCAGTGGTAATATTTCTCTGTGTCAAGATACAGTTACTGAATATCTTATTCCACACCTGTCTTCTTATTACGGGTCATGGAAAGCACAGAATGTTCCTGGTAGATTGACATTGTTTCCATCATGGGTAGAGCACTATGTTCAACCTGTAGAAGAAAAAAGATACAGCATTGGGTTTGATATCTTTGATTTTCATACAATGGAATTTGTTTCCAATAATAAAAACTCTGAAGATCCTGAACAAAAAACAATCCTTCAGTCTATTCCATTGGCGTAAACCGTAATGTTTATTAGGGTTTTCACAACTAGTAACTTTTAATGTTATCATTATAAGTAATAATGTGATGCCTAACGGGTCACATGCACACGTCGCTTATTAAGGACAATGGTAAACATTAACTGGGAACACTATACCCCTTACTCTATTGGATTCGATGAAACATTCAGCAGACTTGAGGCTTTTGCAGGAGGTGGATCAAATTACCCACCTTACAATGTGGTCAATGGAAGTGATGGCAGAACCTTACTTGAAGTCGCTCTGGCAGGATTTACTTCTGAAGAAATTGAAGTCACGACTGAACGACATGTATTATCGGTGAATGCAAATAAGACTGGAGAAGATAAAAGATCTTATACACATAAAGGAATTTCAAAACGATCTTTTAATAGAAATTGGGAAATAGCAAAAGATGTGGAAGTTGAAAGCGTTGAGTTTAAAGATGGACTTCTTACAATTATCTTAGTGAAAGAACTTCCAGAGAAACAGAAGCGCAAGAAATGGTTCTAAATACAATTGAAGGGGACTTGACGGTCCCCTTTTTTGATGGTAAACTTAGATCAAACTCATAATAACTATGGCAGTATCAATCGTTACTTTAAAAACGGGAGATCGTGTCATCACTGAATTAAAAGAAGTTTTTGACGGTGAGGGAGAAGACAAACGCGGTGTCTGCCTCATCATGCAAGAACCATATATTTTAAATCTTGATGGCGGACAACCCCAATATCTAACAGAACAATATGGAATGGAGTATCAAGTGAGGTTCAGTAAATGGAACCCATATTCTCCAGACACTATGTTTAAAATTCCATATGATGTCGTAATGACGATTAGCAATCCAGAACCAGGATTGCAAAATGCATACGAAAGTAAACTAACAGAAAAACAGGAACTAGAAAATGACGGAACAAGCACCACTGAAGACTAATCACAATGTTCGTATCGTGAACCTTACCACTGGAGCAAATGTTCTTTGCTTGTTTGGTGATGTTCGTAATGAGCAGGAAGAAAATCGAGTAGTTGGATATCGTATGCTATATCCTTTCACTCTTACTCTTGGGGATCCTAATGATGACGGAACTATTCCGATCCAGTATTCTCGCTTTTGCCCATTCTCTCCAATCGAAGAACATCGTTTAGGCGGAGAACATATCATCAGTGTGGTTTATCCAGACAATGGTATTCTTGATAACTATGTTGCCAAACTGAAAGAGTTTGGATTGGAAGAAGAACAACTTTTCTTTGAGGAGAACACTGATGGAGATAACAGCGAACCTGCTGAAGCTGGCGAATGAGTGGATCATCGCTCAGGTAGAACCAGCTGAGGGGGACACTTTGCCAGGTGACCCCGATGTGTGGATGATTGAACCATACCTGCTAGACTGTGAAGGTCAGATCAGTCCATGGGCACCTTACGCTGCTGAGCGTGAATTCAATATCAGGTCTTCGGACCTGACTGTTGTGACTAATCCAAGCAAATCTTTGCTTGCTCGTTATCTTGAATGTCTTGAATGAAGTTTTACACTAATGTGGAGCAAGCAGGCAACCGTCTGCTTGTGCGTGGTTATGAAAATGGCAATCGCTACAGCGTCAGGGTTCCTTTCAACCCGACGCTGTATTTGCCTACCAAGAATTATTCTGAGTGGCGCACACTTGAGGGTAATTGTGTAGAACCTCACAAGTTTGGTTCTATTACAGAAGCACGAGACTTCGTGAAGCAGTATAAGGAAGTGGATGACTTTGAGATCTATGGCAACTCCCGCTTCCTGTATCAGTATATTGCTGAGGAGCATCCTGAGGAGGAAGTGAAGTTTGACAGTAGCAAGATCCGTGTCTTCACCATTGACATCGAGACTGCTGCTGAGAACGGGTTCCCTGACATCGAGACAGCAGACCAGGAGATCCTTGCCATCTCCATCAAAGACAGCTTCTCGGGGCGTATAACGGTCTTTGGTGCCCGTCCTTTCAACAACCAAGACAACATGGTTGATTACATGCATTTCCGTTCTGAGGAGAGCATGTTAGGTGCTTTCATTGATTACTGGCAGAACAACTATCCAGATGTAATCACTGGTTGGAACGTTCAATTGTTTGACATGCCGTACATCCACAATCGAGTTGATCGTGTGTTAGGGGAGAAGTTTACTAAACTTTTGTCGCCTTGGAAACTTGTGTCGCAGCGTGAGATCTTCATCAAAGGTCGCAAGAACTTCTCTATTGATATGCTTGGCATCTCTACGCTTGACTATCTCGAACTGTATAAGAAGTTTACTTATACAAACCAAGAGAGTTATCGTCTAGATCACATCTGCTCTGTCGAACTGGGTGAGAAAAAACTCGATCACTCTGAGTTTGATACCTTCAAGGAGTTCTATGAGAACGACTGGCAGAAGTTTATTGAATACAACATTCATGACGTTCGCCTGGTTGACAAACTAGACGACAAGATGAAGTTGATTGAACTTGCTTTCACTATGGCATATGACGCCAAGGTGAATTATGAAGATGTGTTTAGTCAAGTTCGGATGTGGGATAACTATATTTACGTGGAACTTCTGAAGCGTAAGATTGCTATCCCGCCTAAGAAAGAAGCGACTAAAACTGAGAAGTATGCGGGGGCTTATGTTAAGGAACCGATTCCTGGATTCTATGATTGGGTTGTGTCTTTTGACCTTAATAGTCTCTATCCTCATCTCATTATGCAGTACAACATCTCGCCAGAGACCCTCCAAGATGTTAGGCATCCCAGCGCAAGCGTTGAGAGGTTCCTGAATAAAGAGATCGGTGTTGATGGTGAGTATGCTGTATGTCCTAATGGCGCACAGTATCGCAAAGATGTTCATGGGTTTCTTCCTCAGATGATGAAGAAGATGTATGACGGTCGTGTCATCTTCAAGAAGAAGATGCTTGCTGCTAAGCAACAGTATGAGAAAACTCCTACTGTTGAACTGATGAAAGAGATTGCCCGCTGTAATAACATTCAGATGGCACGTAAGATCTCCCTCAACTCTGCCTATGGTGCTATCGGTAACGAACACTTCCGATATTATCGTCTCGCTAATGCTGAGGCAATCACTCTGTCTGGTCAGCTCTCGATCCGTTGGATTGAGAACAAGATGAACGGATATCTAAATAAACTTTTGCAAACGGAGGAAGTCGATTATGTTATCGCATCTGACACCGACAGCATCTATCTTAACCTTGGACCTCTTGTTACTAAATTCTTTAGTAATCGGTCTGGCGATAAAGCAGCAATTGTTTCAATATTGGACAAGATCTGTCAAGAGAAGCTGGAACCATTCATCGAATCCTCTTATCAGGAACTTGCGGATTACGTTTCGGCATATGAACAAAAAATGAGTATGAAGCGTGAGAACATCGCTGATCGTGGCATCTGGACTGCGAAGAAGCGTTACATTCTCAATGTATGGGACAGCGAAGGTGTTAGATATAAAGAACCAAAGATGAAGATCATGGGTCTGGAGACTGCCCGTTCTTCTACTCCAGCATATTTTCGGGATAAATTGTATGCAGCATTTAAGATTATTATCGGCAAGACAAATGATGAACTTATCGATTTTATCAATGTCGTGCGAGCAGAAACAAGACTGCGCCCTTATGAGGAAGTGGCATTCCCCAGAGGAGTTAACAACCTTGCTAAATATCGTCACCCAACTGAAATCTACCAGAAAGGAACTCCCATCCATGTGCGGGGAGCGTTGCTCTATAACCACTATGTCAAAAAGCACAAGGTAGAAAACAAGCATCCTCTTATTCAAGAGGGTGAGAAGATCAAGTTCATGTATCTCAAGACACCCAATCCTATTCTGGAGAACTGTATTAGTTTCTTCGGTGAGTTGCCTAAGGAGTTTGGTCTTGAGAAGTATGTAGATTATCAGACACAGTTCGAAAAATCTTTTCTCGAACCGCTTAAAAATGTGCTACAATGTATTGGGTGGCAACACGAAAAGACCATTACGATTGGGAGTTTCTTCGAGTGAGTAAGAAAATCTTTGTGGTAACATGGACCAACCATGTTGTTGGTCAAGTAGGACCAGAGGACATTAAGTGCTTTGAGGACTTCAATACTGCTCGTGCGTTTGCTAAACTAATGAGCAGCAGATATAATTATGTAAATTTTTACGAGGAGAAAGTAGATCAATGGGATTCCTAGATACAGTAATTAAAGAAAGTGGCAATGAATTTGCTAGTATGGTTAGTGATGGTGTTGCCGCTGGTGATATCACTACCTTTGTTGATACGGGTTCTTACATTTTCAACGCACTCGTTAGTGGATCTCTCTTTGGTGGTATCCCCTCGAACAAAGTTACTGCCCTCGCAGGTGAAAGTAGCACAGGTAAAACTTTCTTTGCACTTTCTGTTGTTCGCAACTTTCTTGATGCTAACCCTGATGGTGGAGTTATCTATTTTGAAAGTGAGTCGGCAATTTCTCGGGATATGATTGAGAGCCGCGGCATTGATAGCAAGCGTATGATCATCATGCCTGTTGGGACGATCGAAGAGTTTCGAACTCAGGCATGTCGCATCCTAGACAAATACATGAAAGAACCTAAAGATGAGCGTGTGCCCATGCTTTTCGTGCTAGACTCTTTGGGTATGCTCTCCACTTCTAAGGAGATGGAGGACATTGCCAACGACAAGCAGGTTCGTGACATGACCAAATCTCAGTTGATCAAGGGTGCCTTCCGTGTGCTAACATTGAAACTGGGTCAAGCATGTGTGCCTATGATCGTCACCAACCATACATATGATGTGATCGGTTCCTATGTCCCCACAAAGGAGATGGGAGGTGGCACAGGTCTAAAGTATGCTGCATCTACCATCATCTATCTCGGTAAGAAGAAAGAAAAGGATGGGACTGAAGTTGTTGGTAACATTATCAAATGTGAAGCCAAGAAGTCACGCCTAACCAAGGAGGGTAGTAAAGTTGAGACCAGACTCTATTTTGATGAGCGTGGATTGGACCGCTATTACGGATTACTGGAACTGGGTGAACAATACGGAGTATTCACCCGCAAGGGGAATCGTGTCGTTGTTGGTGAATCCTCTGTTTATCCTTCTGTTATTCTTGCTGATCCCGAGAAATACTTCACCCCCGAAGTAATGGAACAACTCGAAGAAGCAGCAAAGAAAGAATTCTCCTATGGCAACTGAACGCATCGAACAAACTATCTTACGCAATCTCCTCTTCACTGAGGAGTATTATCGTAAGGTAGTTCCTTTTCTAAAGGCAGACTACTTCCAAGAATATCATGAAAGAATTATCTTTGAGGAGATCGCTGACTTCGCTAGTAAGTATGATAAGATCCCTACTCAAGAAGTCCTTACGATTAACATACAATCTCGTAACGACCTTACTGATGACACGTTCAAGGATACGCTACAGGCGATACGAGAACTATCAGACGAATGGGTGGACTACGAATGGCTCCTCGATGCCACAGAAAAGTGGTGTCAGGACAGAGCAATTTACCTTGCCCTCATGCGGTCGATCAAGATCGCAGATGGAGGCGATAAAAAAATATCAAAGGATGCGATCCCAGGTATCTTACAAGAAGCCCTGGCAGTATCGTTCGACGAACACATAGGACATGATTACACAGAACAAGCAGAAGAACGTTATGATTTCTACCACCGTAAAGAAGAGAAAGTTCCCTTTGATCTCGAAA